ATTAGCTACACCTGTGACACCAAGACCCATACGGCGTTTAGACTTAGCCTCGAGCTCCTGGGCTGGCAGTGGGTACACTGCACGGTCAACCACATTATCCATAGCACGTACAACATGTGGGATGTCGTGCTTAAGGCTTTCGTAGTCGAACCCGTAACCATCCCCGTCCTTGTACACGTAACGTGTGAGGTTAAAGCTACCAAGAAGGCAGGCACCGTTAGGTGGCAGTGGCTGCTCTCCGCATGGGTTGGTAGCCGCAATGGTCTCACAATAGTGCAGGTTGTTCTTCTTATTGATACGATCAATGAACAGGATACCGGGCTCAGCCCAATCCCATGTACACCGTAGGATATCGTCCCACAAAGCACGAGCATTGATGGTGTCGTAGACACGCCCTTCAAAGACCAAGTCAAACGTATCATCGTCTTTAACAGCTTGCATGAACTTATCTGTAACACCTACGGATAGGTTGAACTGTGTAAACGCTGTTGAGTTAGTCTTAGCATGGATGAAGGAGGCGATGTCTGGATGGTCTACCCGTAGTACACCCATCTGAGCGCCCCTACGGTGGCCTGCTGAACTGATAGTCTTACATACTGCGTCAAAGATACCCATGAAGCTCAGAGGGCCACTAGAGCGGCTGTCTAGGCCTTTGATGAGGGCACCTGATGGACGTAGGGTGGAGAAGTCGTAGCCGATACCACCTCCAAGCTGCATAGTCTTAGCAGCCTCCTGTGCAGCCTTCATAATACCTTCCATAGAGTCAGGGATCGTCATACTCACAAAGCAATTATACGGCGTAACTCGACGTGGTGCACCCATGGCGGACTGTACTCGACCAGCTGGCATGAAGCGCATGTCATACAGGATGTCACGGAAGTTATTGAAGTGTTCCTCGTCATCCTTAAGGGCGTTAGCTACCCGTGTCATTGCTGCCCGGAAACTCTCACCCTTTGATCGGTACTTCATTGCATGAATCTCTTCTGAGATACCAATGGTTGGGCCGTAGTTGTGTTCTGGTAGGGAGTTCTTGATCATTTCATTTCCTTGTCAAATAGTGCCATAATTAGCAGGTAGGTGTGGTTTTCAGGATTAGCGATCATCGCCAGACCCACCCAATGTTCCTCGTCGTTCTCGTCCGTCTAACTTCTCTACGTTTACTTCAATGACCTCCTCAAGGCTACTCTCGAAGTAGTTAGCTAAGGCAGTGGCGTAGAACACTACATCTCCTAGCTCCTTGACGATGTCTTCATTAGAGAAACGATTGGAGTCTCTAATGAGTTTCTTTATCTTCTCAGCTACCTCACCTGCTTCTCCGACAAGGCCTAATGTATTCTCAATAAGCCTGTCTTTACCCTCTGTCATAATCTTATTCTCAACCCAGTAGGAATACTCCACACTATTCATTAGTCAATCTCCTCCGCTAGTACCTGTGTGATGGAAAGGTCGTCTAGGTCGTACAAGGCGTTCCTAAGTTGCTCAGACAAGGTAGACTGTCGCTCCGTTACATCCTCTGTCCAATAGAAGTAATCCTTGTCTACTTTAATCTTCATCGTTACTACATATTCCATAAGTCAAGCTCCCAGCTATACCACAGTGGCATGGTCTCGTCAAGGTAAAAGAGGTGACTATTTGTCACCCCTGATACGATCGTGTATGTCCTCATCCATATTCCCGTCTAAGTGAATCAAGCGATACCCATTGAGGCTCATAACAACCACCGGATATATTTCTTTTGATGAGAACTCCTTTCCACCATTCCTTATTAGCTTGCCCAGCCCAAGCTTCTGCAGCGCCTTTGTAACAGCCGACCACCGCCCCAATTGCACCATGAGAACCAACGTCGTCCTTAAAATACATATCGCGCTTGTGACTGTGACCAACGCTGCAAGAGCCATACCGCTTTTGGGTGAGAGCGTAAGCGTGGTGTACACCACTAATGGCACGGCCAACGTTACCAGACCCCAAGTAGTGAGCGTAGTCAACGCCATCGTAATTATGAATGGCGGGGGCACCATCAACGTACTCATGATACTCGTCGAACCACTTCTTGGTGTTGAGGTGTGAGAATGAGATTCCATACTTGTCTCCTTCAAGCCGTGGGTCATACGAGATAGCTGTCTTAATACGGTGCTCGTGGTTACCTTCGAACCCGTAGAAAGCTGGACGTTTACGCCGTTGCTTCTTGAAACGGTAACGGAGCAAGCCCTGTGCTTCGTTGTATGACTCGATGTCACGTCCGTAGTTCTGCGAGACTACAGCCCCTGGCTTACGTGTGTCGTATGAGTTAAGAGACTTCATATCACTACCGTCACCTAGATCCACTACGTAGTCAGGTTTAATGTCGTATATCAACCCACCCAGCCAATCAAAACGTTCGTTAGATGTTTCAGGTGTGGCATGGGCGCAACTCCAAACGATCGCGGTCTTGCCTTGCCCTGTTTTAGATACTGTCATTCTTTATTCTCCTCTGTGATCCACTCCTCTGGAATGGTCTTATCTGAGTAGAGGAACCCTTCCTTCTCACACCAATCGGCGTAAGAGCTCTTGGCCCCTTTATAGAGCTTGGCCCGTGAATTACTAAACACGAACCGTATGTCAAGGTTAGGGTATTGCTTCTTGATCTCCTTATGCTTCCGTCGATCAGCTGAAACAAAGCGGCCCTTAGACTCAATGATGATACCGTTCTCAAGTATAAAGTCAGGTGTATAGCTTCTCATCTTACTGTCAAGCCACTTGATCTTCATAGTCTCGTACTCGAAAGGAACCTCTCGTTCTGTTAGGTTAATACTAAGTGCCTCTTCTAGCCCTGAACGGTACCCAGCTTGTATAGCTCTACGGCGTGTGCTGCTCTTCTTCACGTCCAGTCCTCTACCTCATCGACCTTCAGAGGCTTCTTGATCTTAGTCAAGTAGACGGGGCCGTGGCTGTAAGCAAACATCTTGAGACCAGGAAAGCAAGCTTTCTTAAACTCGCAATAGCTGCACTCCATACCAAGTTTCATATTAGGAGATGTCTTGCTCTGAGGTACATCCTCGAACCCACGGTCAGGAGGTGTCTTGGATTTGACCATCTCTTTGATACGAGTGATCTCTTCTTCCTTTGTCTTCATCTCCTCAGTGAAGTCGTACATATCCAAACAGATGTGTCCGTTCACTTTGTCAATCACGAGGAAGGCACCGTGTGTCTTATTAGTCACAAGTGGGTCATCCTTGGCTGCGTAGACATAAGATGATAGTTGAGAGATATACCCGAAGGGGTCCTGACCCCTAAGGTTGCCTTCTTGGAACTTCTTAAAGGAGTAAGGTGATGCTGACTTAACATCAACTGTCATACCGTCAATCACACAGTCACGACTACCTTTGATACCATGAGCCTCCATCTTATCCTGTTGTCCTTCAACAGTGTGCCCTGCTTGCTGTGCAATACTTAAAGCAAGCTCTTCAATCATGTCACCATAGAAGAACTTGAGCAGGGTGTTGGCTCGTAGTGGGATTGCGTTATCTGTCTGGTTAATCTTGTACCAGAGCTTACGGTCACAAGGTGTGCCTAGCCCTGACATGGACAAGTACCCTCGGGGTTCCTGTGGTTTATCGAATCGGGACTTAGCTAACGTAGCAATGTTAGTCCCCATGTTCTGTCCGATTAGGTAGTCCCAGCCTTTGAGACCGTAGATTACGTCCTCCATGTCGGCGACTAAGGTGTCAATAGTTTTGGTCATTTGTGTATCCTCTTATTAGGTGAAGAAAGGGGCCGTAGCCCCTCTCCTTTGTTACTTAAAATGGGATATCACCAGGGGCTTCCTTGTTAGAGGGGGCTGGTTTCGGTGCCGGTGTCTGGCTACTCTGCCCTGTATAATTACGTGGCTTGATAGCTGGGGCTCCTCCGCCTCCACCTCCTTCGAACTCAACATGGTCTACAACCTGTACACCGTTGAGTCGGCAACCCTTACCCATCTTGGTATCGTACACGTCTAGGAATACAACACCTACCGAGCCGTTGCCGATGAGACCGTCAATAGACATGTCCCACTCCTCACCTGCTGGAGTGAAGACCTTAGGAGCACCGCCTGCCCAATCCCGGTCAAACTTGTCTTTCCAAGGACGTTTGAATGTTACTCGGGTACCCTTACCATCTGGGTCTAGTTTACCCTGCTTACGTACACCGGCGTCTTTCATTGCCTTGAATACGTCATCCTCCATGAGGAGTGTAACTGTTGTAGCACCGTCTGTCTCGACGTCGTACTCACCGTTGTCACGGTTGGACTCGAAGAGTTTAGCCCACTCGAGTGTTCCTGTCAGTTCAATTGTCTTAGTAGCCATGTGTATCTCCTATAGCTCTTTTAGTGTTCGTGAATTATAGCACGTTTGATTGCATGTAGTCAAGTACCTTTTTAAGTTCATCGACAGATGCGTCATACTTAATTCGGTTAGCCCTAGAGGAGATGTATTTGACATTCCCTTTGACGTAACCAAGGTTAGGGTCGATCCTATCTAAGGCGGGTGACATATCCTGAGTCTTGTCGTGTTTAATAAAAGGTCTATCAAACACTGGGCAGTTACCAGTCCATATCTCCTCTAGATAAACAGGGTCAAGATCGTAAGGTACTCCATTTTTAGAGCACCAAGACTTCTTCAGAATACAGGTAGCTTTAAACCAATCATTGGTGTACCTCTCTTTTGCTATTGTTTTCTTGCAGAGTTTACAGCGGCTATCCTTACCGTCCTTCATCTGCTTGTTAGCGTGAAACTCAGAGTGTTCTTTCTCAGTTTCACAAACTACACAAACCTTAGTGAGTGTCATACCAAGTCCTCCCTAAGTCATACGAACCTGGGGTTGGTATTCTAAAACCAAGTTCTTCACCAGTCTGCGTCATAGTAGTGGCTATGAGTTGACCCATGTGGTGTGCCTCTTCCTCAGTACCTATCACTTCTACCTGATATTCATCATGAACAAAAGCCACCATCTTAAAGTTGATACCCTCTGCCCTAGCTTTCTTGTGGAAGTTCAGTAGCGTGTGTTTCATAAGCACTGACTCCCCTGATTGCAGTAGGCCTGCAAGAGCCTTGTATTCACTGGGTACCTTGACCTTGCGGCCATCGTACCCCTTGAAGTAGCCTTGCTCACCGATCTGTGGTATAAGCTTCCTCCTCAAAGGAAGTAGACCGTCGATGCTTTGCTCGAAGCGTGTACGAGCAGCTTGAGCCTCTATTTGATTAACCCCTAAGATTGAGGCAGTTTTAGCTACCCCTGCTCCAAGGAGCCAACTGTAGATGAAAGTCTTTGCGTCATCTCTTGTGGCACTCTCGACGCCTAATGCACGTTTGTTCATGTTATGGATGTCAGTCTCGTCCTCCTTCTTACCTTCCATGATAGCCTTGGCGTACATGTCAGCGTCAAAGTAACGCCACAGGTAGTCGGCTAGTACACGAAGTTGGATACCGTCAGCATCGCAACCGACAAGGAACGAACCATCAGGTGTACCCCAACAACCACGGATGTGGCTATCGTACTTAGCCTTGACCTCTTCAACGGCGGTCTTAGGTGTGCCGTGGAAGACTGATGAGATGTTAGCTGTGTTAGGGTTGTTATGGGCGCAGCGCCCTGTCCAAGCCCCGATGTTGTTGATAGTGCCGTGTATCCTCCCGTCGTTACAGACCTGCCCTAGCCACTCAGCCAGTGAGCTCCTACGTCCTTCTAGGGTAAGCCACTGGGCGAGGCCCTTAGCCCCCTCAGGGGCGTCCTCCGGGAGTGTCAGTAGGTTCTCTTCTGACACTGTGTACCCGTAACGATCTAGGGCAGCCTTCTTCTCGTCGTAGAACTCCTTATCCATCTTGGCAACCTTCTTACCGTAGGGGTCACCTACCTTCAAGCGAAGAAACTTGATATGAGTTGCTGTCTTGTCGAAAGGCCTCCAACCGGCGTCCCACAAAGCGTCGGTACGGACACGAGATGAAGCTGGGTTAAATGGTATGAAGTTATAACACTGAAGCTCGTCCCCGACCCTGTTGGTCATGTCGTACTGCTCCTTGGCCTTCAGTACACTCGAGTAGGGTGTACCGTCTTGCTTCTCCTTGTACTTGATGCTGTTTACCTGTAGTAACTTAGGGGGGAAGTCTACTTGGAACTGGGCCTCTAACTTATCCATCTCCTCTGTTACTTTACTAAGGAGGTGCCGTGCTAGCTCTTCATTGAAGTGGAACCCGTGATACTTGGTACGGACCAACTCAATCTGTAGGTCGTGCTCTGCTCGTAGTGATCTTGACCAGTCTGGATCGTAGATTACACCCTTGAAGTGATTGAACAAGGCTTCGGTAGTGTCTAGGTCCCCTTCCCAGTAGTCTATCATGTCTTGGCTGAAGTTCTCGAAGTCGGTATAGTCTCCTTTGTGGACACCTAGTCGGACACCCCAGCTCTTCAGAGAGTGAGGTCCTTTACCTCCAAGAGGTGTTTGGATGTTGTAGTCTACAGTACGAGAGACTATCAAGGTATCCAGAACCTTACGGGGGTCGATAGGTGTGTCTAACCACTTGTTGAGGATAGGTAGGTCGTATTGAATAAAGTTATGGCCTACCATCTTATCTAACGAAAGGTGCCACTCAGTAGCCGCCTTACATGCAACTGCATCCTCGTGAATGTTTTCAAACCGGAAGACCTCACCCGTGTCCGCCATCTTACCACCAACCAACCAGATCTTGTCGGGGTGCTCAAGGGCGTTAGTCTCAATGTCACAGAATGCGATCCGCATATGTCCTCCTCTCTAATGTTCCACCATGTGTAGTAGTTCGATCTCATCCTGGAGTCTGTCTACTAGGTGGAGGTTACCTTGGGCTATTGCAGTGGCTAACTCACCTTCTATCTGGATGAGTTGCTTGTTTAACTCCAACATGACATCTTCATCAATGGGGTCAAGCTCACCATACTCGTCGTCCATGTCTCCGAAGAACCCACCCACGTCCATACCGATGAAACCGGTGAACTCATAATCGTCATCATCATAGGTGTGCCTACACATCGAAACTTTCTCCTTCGGCTAGGACTGTTGTCTCAGGGTCATAGTAGATAGACCCTGCTTTACCCAATCGGCTGAATGGGCGGTTCTTATCGATTTTGAAGTGAGTCGTGTTACGTACTTCTTCATCCTCACTCTCAACATCACGTTCTAGGATCATACAGATGATAGCTTCCTCTTCTAACGATCCGGCATATTTCGTCCTGCCGTCGTCGTTCACCTGAGAGATGAAGATAACACCGATGTCTAGTTCCTTAGCTAGCTGAGCCATACGGGAGCCCACAGCTGTAAGTAGTGAAGTAGCACCGTCCGCACCACCTT